CATTTATTTGACCATTAAACACATTTAAATTTGGTTTACCAACGATATCTACAATGCTGTTTGTGTATTCGTTAGGCGCCAGTTCTTCAAAAGCTCCCTCAGGTGCTCTAAATTTAATACAAGGTATGTCTTTAGCCATCAGTTTTAATGTATTTCCTTTCATTAAAAATTTTTTACTTCTATCTATAACAACATTCTTAAACATTATAAAAGGTTCTTGCAAACCTGTTCCCCAAAACTTTTCCAGTTTAGCTATTTCTAAAATCATGTTTGAGTCTAAGTCTTCGTAATCTATGATAAAATCAACATCATACTCTTTATGTGCATCACCATAGTCTAAATCCTTATTGGAAAATTCTATGAATTTCTTAAAATTCTCTTTTGTAAATCTAACTCCAAAAGCGTTAGGATGTCCTTCTGCGAACTCTGCCAAACCACTATTAATAACATAGCTTTTAAAATCCTTCATTATATTTGATTCATAGCCTCTTGCAGATCCTTCAATGTAACCATCCACTTCGGAAACTACTAGAGCCGGTCTTTTGTATTTGGCTTGCATTTGGTTCGCTATTAAACCATTTAAGTCTTTTGCAACTGTCCCGCCAGTATCTAAAACTATTAAACTATTATTATCTAAATATTCTTGATCTATATGTTGCTCAAATATTTTAGCAGCTTTGTCCTGTTCTCTCTTTTGTCTATTTCTAATATTACTAGCTACTCTAACTCCTTGTTCTACTCTTGTTTCAGTATCTCCCGGTTTAGAGCCTCTTTTAGTTGAAGGTAGTAATTCATTAGCAATTTCATCTAAAAAACATTCAAAAATAAAAATTCTCTCTTCATGAGTTCCAACTCTGACAACTGAGTTAATTAATGGGGCAATATAAAATGCTATCCCAGTCGGAGTAACTTCTGGCCCCAGTGAATAAGATTGCTTTTTAACGATTTCTGCTAAAAATATATTCTTACCCTTGGCGTGTGGATTGTTTATTATCTCTAATCCTTTATCTATTAGTCTCCTAGTTTCAAAAGACCTAACATCCATCATATCTGCAACTAACCCAACAGCAACCAGGTCTAAATAACTATCTGCAGGTCTATTTGGTTCCTCGATAGAAAAATGATCCATAGCTCGGCATAATTGCCATACAATACCAACACCTGACAAATCTTTATTTTCATATTTTTCTGATAGTTGATTATTTACAACAAGAGCAAATTCACTTTCATAAGGAGCATCGTGATGGTCTAATACTAAACAATCTATGTTTAAATCTTTCAGTATTTTATGTTTCTCATATTCGTTACTTCCAGCGTCTGGTACTATAATTAAATCATATTTATTTTGATAAATACTGTCTACCATATTCAAACCATGACGCTTTTGATCATGTACTTGATAGTCTATTCTTGCATTGGGATAGTTGGCTCTTAGGTAGTTGTACAATAGAGCTGCCGAAGTGAACCCGTCCACATCACTATCTACTTGTATTAATATACTACTATTACTCTTTAGATGTTTAAATAACATTTTCACTGCGGCTTCCATATTATTTAAATCAAGAAAACTGTTTATATCTGAATCAGTCGTATTTAAATAGGCATTTATTTTATCATAAGGTATTCCTCGATTAGTTAATATTTGCTCTGTGGCAGTATAGTTTGGATTAATTTCATTTATTAAATTTACTCGCATATTTCATTCTCCTCTACAAAAATATTCTGTTATTGTATAAGTATTCGAATACCTCTTTACCTTGATCTATTGGTGCATCTTTGTATTTTAATTTTGGTTCTTTATCTTTATCAAATAGTACTGACACCTTCGCAAAATTATTCAATCTACTTGCGAGCCTTTTTAGAAAATCAACATTCTTTACAAAATTATCGTCTCCTATTTCCTCAAATTCTTTATCATAAGCAATTATAATTTCATCTACTTTACAAAATTTCTTTATTATCTCTTGTTGAGTTAAAGACAATGATCTTCCGCAAGTGGCCACTGATATATTATTGCCAGCTCCAAACATTGTCTCGTAATGAAGAACACTCTTTTCCCCCTCAAAGATAATAATTTTCCCAAGCTTATTAATATTTTCCAAATTGTAATTTAGTCCATACAGATTTTGAGATAAAGGATGTGAATACATTATATTACCTATTCTAATTGGCATATATTTGCCAAACATTTCAATATCTTCTTGAGTCATTGCACGACCTCTAATTCCAATTAAATCTCCTTGAATGTTGAAATGTGGAATTACAACTTTGTGTTCTGTTCCATAATACTTAATACCATATTTTTTCATGGCTTCTATCCCGATCCCTTCTCGCAACCATGAAGCTGGTGGGACAAAAGCTAACCTGTCTAACACTTCACTTTGATAAATTTTGTATTCAATTTTTAAATCTTCCTTTTCACTCATTAAAGTTTTGTAGTTTGCTAGTATTTGTAAATCGTCTTTTGTGGAAATTCCTAATTTTGAATTATCGCCTTCAACACCATCAAGGTTAAAAAATTTAACTATAAAATCCATAGATTCATAAAAAGTAATATTTCTACCTAGCTCAATACATTTAATTTTAGATACAAAATCAAATATATCCATAGTCCCACAGTTTGTAAAACAATGCATTAAACCAGTGTTTTCATAATAGTATAACTTTTCAGAACCTCTCCCCGGGCCGTTGTGACATATAGTTTTAGCTATAAACCCAAAATTTGTATAAACTGGTTCTCCACCTAGAAAGTCGACTAATTTAAATATATCGCTTGTACTTAAGGCTTCTCTAATTTTCTTCTTATCATAAAAAGCCATTTACATTCCATCCGTTCTTGTTCTTGAGTTTGAAATTATGTTTTTGAAATATTTACATTTAATCTCAACGAAAAAAGGATGTTCTATTTTAATATTTTCTGTTAAATTAAATGATTTCCTCGCATATTTACAAATTTCCTTATTAGCACATGATTTACATAGCGCTGTTAAAATCAATCACTAAAACCTCCCTTTTAAAATAATGAAGTTATTACTCCCTTCTATTTAATTTCAAATGTATCATCATCTTCTACTATTATCTTATAATTTTCCAATGGTATTACCTTGTAATTATTATCAGTTAAGAAAATAGGTGTCACCCTGCAAATACTCATATCTGCCGAGCACCACAGCTTTACATTGGCGTGCTGACTTCTTCTATTTTTGTAAATATGATATACCAAATTAGGAGTGGCTATTGCCCCTGATGATAATAAGGGTTGCAATGCTTTTAGATCGTCATCAGTTACTGGTAAAACAATAGCACCAAAGTCTATTTTGTCTGCTATAGCTTTCGATCCTCTTAACAAGTTCTGATTCCCATTTTTTGAGCTTTCCCAATCCGCATTTAACTGTGTACTAGACAATATGAATATTCCCAATTCATTTGCTATGTCTTTTAACCTTATAGCCAACATGTATAATATTTGGTCTTCTCTAAGTCTTATCCCACCAGTTTTTCTTGAAATCTCTTCCATTATTTTTAATGAAGTATGAATATAATCAAATACTACATATTTAACATTCTCATCTATTACATAAGAACGAATCTTGTTCTCAACATCATCAAGAGAAAAGTCGTGCATCTCTTCTATCCATAAAGGGCTTCTCTTTATTACTTCCGCGGCATATTTAACTCTATCTTCTTCTCCTGCTAGGTATCTGCCAGTCAATATGCGATTTTCATCTACTCCAGAAACAAAAGCTAACATCATTGTTTGAATCTCGTCTAACTCTTGTTCGGTCGTTATGTATAATGTAGGTTCAGAAGTCCCATTAGGTATCCACTTTTGTTCATATATATCATAAATTTCATCACAAGCAAAGTTGCAAGCATCGGCGATCATCATACGAGTTTTGCCTGTACCCGTTGGAGAAGACCTCAAATAGAACTTCTTTAGTCGGGCACCTCGAGTAATAGTATTAATCAACGGCCCAAACATTGGAATCCCCACTTCAGGAGTTGTCTTTAAATTTTCAATTAATTCAAAGATGCTATGCCCAGCAGGTATTTTATCACTGCCTATAGAATTTAAATACTTACTTTCAATTTCTTTAAACTTTTTATTCACCGCTGCTACAATTGCTTGTCTGTCAACGCTATCCAACCAGTCTTCTTGTTTTTGTTTTAATTGAATATCTAAAGTATTAGGGTCATAAAGCCAGCTAATATCCACTCCATTTTTAACATACATTCTCAATAAAGTCATTTTCTTTAGCCTTTGATAATAATAATCAAATTTAGAAATGTCTGAAATTTTAGAAATCTCTGACACATATTCCGCACCTCTATTAGCCTCATATAACTTCTTTGCCCCTGGTCTTGTGGAGAGATAATTATCTATATCTAATAAATCTATTTTCTTCAAACCTTGCGCTTTTAAATTTTGCAAGATACCGAATATCAATATATAAAAATCTTCTGCAAAGTCATCTTCATTAAATTCATATTTGTCAGTTCTTGTTAATAAATTAGGATTATTTTTTAAACAACCTAAGACCTGCATAATGCTTCGTTTGTCTAAGTACGCATTACTTTTCATTTACTGATGCTTCCCCCTCTTCTAAATAATCTAAGTCAATAAGTTTTAAACGCTTAACATTCCGTTTAGGAGAAGGAATTCTTACAATAATTTCCTCTGTGTCTATTGACTTAACTTCTTTATTAGCTTGTTGCGCAAGCA